GCCTGGGAACAAGCCGTTCTGAAACATCGCCGCGTTGTGTCGTGATGCTGCGTTATGCTGGTCGATACCGTATGCAGCCGCTTCAATCGGGGACATTCCATACCAATCATCAAGCGGATTGAACGACTTGAAGTGCTTTATTTCGCTGAATCCGTTGATTGCATCGACTTCCCATTCGTGGAACTGCCCGTTGACATCAAGTCGATAGGCTTGCGGAATACCGAATCGACCAGGTATCACCCGCATATAATCAGGGCGATGAACATACAATTCACCTGGTTTCTTCCCTTTGCGCGTGAGTTCGACATAAGTGTTCCCGCTGACCATGTAATAAGCGACCAGCGCCTTGAAGAATTCCGTTCCTGACTGCATTAAATTCGGGCGTTTAAGCAACATCGTCAGTTCGTGACCCTCGATTTCATTGCCCTGATTATCATACACCCGCCACGGAACAGACGCGATATTCCCCGCAATCATGCTTATGCACTTATAGGCGACGACGTTGATCTGATATGCCTCTTTCGCGAACGATTCATAATCGCGTGGTGTCCATTGAGGCTGTCCCACCTTATACGACGAAATAATTGTTCCCGCCGCGCTAAACTTCCGAGAAATCCAGTTTTTCAAACCCATTTAATTAACCTCGAAAAAATATGCACGCGGGGTTTTCATCTTCTGAACCGCTAACGCAAGCGCGCACACAACGTCATCGTGTAAGCCTTGCGGTGCAGTATATCGAACCCCTGTGCGTGTGACCATGAACTCGAATTGCTCTAACTCTAACACAATAATTCCGTTCGGATAAGTAATTTCTTGACCGTGTATTGCCAGCGCTAACCCTTCCATAAGCTGTTGCTTACTTGCCGACGTGAACTTGAACCCCTCGAATTGACCAGGTGCAAGCGTCTGAAGACGTTCAAGAACTGGATCACCGACGCCCGTTGAATCGACCAGCCCCTTATCGCCAGCCGTTGCGCTGACGATGCGGGCGACCGTCTGTTCCCACGGCAACTGAAAGCGTTCGAGTGCAGCGACGCCGCCGTCCTCATTCAAGCCTACACCAACACACCAATCATGCGACTTTGCCAAGTCCCAGCCCCAGCCCACCGGTTTCGACCACTTGCTGCGCCAACTGATATCAAGCTGACCAGGTTCAATCGGTTCATAGTTCTGGTCAACACAGTTCTGAATCGCCCGCAACCCGAACGGGTTTCCGCCGTCGTCACTTGGTTCGGCGAGATATAGTTCGTTGAAAATATGCGACGGGAGTTTTCGTTTCGCGTCTTCCACTTCGTCGAGAGACAATATACCCGCGCGCACTGCGTCATAAGCTGTCAGCTTGTGATAAACCATGTTCGGTTCGCCGTTTTCCGCCATCCGACACAAGTGGAAAAACCAGTTCTTCCGCCCTTTCACGTTACCAATCAGCCTAACTTTGCCCTTCGTTGCTGTTAGCGTCGAGCGAACCGCGAACCATGCGTCTTCTTTTACCCGCGACGCTTCATCCACAACCGCAGCGAACACGTCTTCACCATAGAGCGAATTAGGTTTATCCGCGCCTTTGAACCACACCGTCGCACCGTTCGGGAGCGTTATCGTTTTGTCTGTGAGGTTGAACGAATACATTGAGCGCGGAAGGAATATCATCGCCCGCTTGAACGCAATGTTTGCCTGTGATGACACCGGTGCAACCCACCAAGTGTTCTGACCCCTGCGAAGTTTCATGGTTTGTTCAATAAGCCATACGATGCAACCGACGGTCTTGCCCGTTTTCGTTGACGCTTCAATCATCGCATAGCGTTCGTTGCCGAATAAAGCCGTTTCCTGATAGTCGGTTATTTTCGGGCGAATGTATTCAATGACTTCGCGGTCAGGGTTATGTTTCTTCGGTTTCGGCGGCATCGGGTTCAACGTCCTGTAGTTTGCCGTTAATGTTCAACGTGAATGAAACAGGTCTGTCGCCCTGCGCCTTCTGTTCTTCGTCCTGCTTCCACCCTGCGCGGCATTGTAACCAGTATTTTTGTGCAGCAACGTTCCCGCGTGTAACCGCTGACTTATAGAGCGCTTGTGCAACGTTGCTGTTTGCCATCGGTGCGGCCGTTTTCAGTTCCGTTTCGAAATGTTTATAAAGCTGGTCTTTACCAATGCGCGTCCCGTCAGTTCTGTCAGCCGACAAAATGTCGCAGATTTCATTTATGGTTAATCCCGCAGCCTTGCAAGCCTTGACCATGCGACGGTCTTTTTCGGTGAATACAAGCGGTTTTCTGCCATATTTTTTCTTTTCTGCCATAACCAATCCTATCACTTAAAACATTGATTCGCAAGTTTCGCCGATTTTGGCTTCCGCTTCAGCGTGTTGTTTCAGCAGCTTTTTGAACTTCTTTCCTGCCTCGCCCAGATAATACGACGACACGAATTTCGCGCCCAGCTTTGTCAGTTCGCCGAATTGCGCTGGTGTGTCAACCATATATCGAGGGAATGAATTTCGTGGGTGAAAGAACTGACGCGCGCTGACATTCTTTGCTTCGCGGTGCAGTTCGGTTAGTGACTGGTCTGAAATAAAGACGATGCTATCGGTCAAAATCATATCAATTCCCCTTTGTTTTTAGAACGTGTTCCCGCAGTGACGTCAGTGCGGCGTCTGCTTGCTTAAAACATGCGCCTGACAGTTTCTTGACCAGAACTTCCCGCGTTGCGTCATCGGATAGCGGAAGAACGGTTTCTAAAAGCCGCCGATGCGCTTCCTCTATGCCTATGGTGAATGCAACGACCGCGTCGATTGCCCTTTGTTCGGTTACGCTGGTGTTATCGTTCATAAATCCCCCTTCAAAAACCTGTGACCGCATTCGGGACATTCTGTCAGCACGTCAGAAACCTCCCGTTCGTGCGCTGCAACCTTGATTTTGCGCCCGCCATTGGTGACGGGTTTAAGTCGCTGAACACCATCATCGTCAGGCTGCACATCAAGCTGAAAGTCTGCAATCTCGCCAATATCAAACCCCGTGAATTCGAGGTCGAAGTCTTCCGCGTGTAAGTCTGCGAGTTCGGCGCGCAGTTCTTTCGAATCCCAGCGGCTATTCAGGGCGATTTTATTATGCGCTAACCTGAACGCCCGTGATTGCTTCGAGTTCAGCTTCATGCGTATGCAGGGGACGGCTTTCATCCCCAGCTTTTTAGCAGCCGCAAGCCTTCCGTGTCCTGCAATCAGCGTGTTGTTCTGGTCAATCAGCAACGGATCACCCCAGCCGACCAGCTTAACCGATTCGACTATCTGCATGACCTGTTCTTCACTGTGTTTTCGTGCATTGCGCCCGTATTCCTTCAGTTCTTCGACGGGAATATCGACGATTGCGGTTGGTGTTTTGATTTTCATTGTGCTGGTTCTTCGCCGACAGTGAGTGCAGTTTCAAGCATTTCAAGGCGTCCCAAACACAAGGCGGCTTTGTCTTCAATGTTTTTTAATCGCTGTTCGTGTGCGATTTCGTAGCGTGCTGATTCTTCGAAATAGAACCACACCGCAAACAACACGACAACGGCAAGCAATGCAATCAGCAGGGATTCGGCGAGGGTTAGTTTGTTTGAGTTCTTCTGCATAGAGTTTCCTTTCTAGTTAATACGCGATTGATGATTCGAACGAACCGTGTTTCTGTTCGAAATCCCGAAGGTGTGCAGCCCATGCGTTGCGAATGCACAAGTAAACACCGCCTTCTGAATCCTGTTTCTTCGCCTGGGCGATTGCTTCGGCGACGTGTTCTTGTCGTGACACGTTCCGCAGTTCCGTCACCGAAACACAGGCGGCGAATGCGTCGGTTGCGATGACGTAAGGTGTCCAACACTTAAAGCCGTTTTTCATAAAGACGCCCTCCCCGTGACGTTGACGTCCGTGACATACTCGCCGAAGAAATGAATCTCGAACTGCGCTGTCAGCACCCGCTTTCTAATCGCGGGAAGATACTTGCCCGCATAGTTCTCGACGTGCGAATCCATTTCGTGCGCCGACAGCAACGGCTTGATAGTTTGGCAAGGCGGAAGATATACCACCGTTCCGACTAGCTTCGGCTGCGTGCGAACAACCTCGATATTGATGACGTTGCTTTTCATTTTGGGAACACCACGCCGATTGCTTCAAGGGTGCGTGTCACAGTCTTTTCGTTCTCTGTGAATATGCGTTCGAGTTCTTCGATGAATGCGTCCTCATTGCTTGCGAATATCTGCTTCATTGCCCGAACGTTCGTCAGGATAATGCGGCCAATCCCTTCGGCAAGGTGTGCGACCTTCGTGTTCGCGCGCGCCTTTTCGTCGAGAATGGCTTCAAGGCGTTGCTTAACTTCCGAAACC